GGCGGCAAAGGCGACAAGAAGGAAAATTAGCAAAGCAGATGTAAAGAATACCGCTTTGTTAATCTGGCTTGTAGACTTCTTTGGGGTTGTATCATTTTCACTCATAATCATTTATTCCATTAATTAAATCCGCACTGGATAGAAGGTACTACCTCTCACAGAGTAGCAAAGTTCAACTGGCTATGCGGGGTTAATCGGAATGCATGGTGGAATGAGTGCCGATACAAATCATCCTATATTCTAAGGAGTTTTAAGTTACTCAGCCTGCCAATTACTGGGGCATTTAATTTGTATGATCTGTATCAAAGCTGGGATATAAGTTAAGTGAAGTATATTAGGCACGAATTACCAGCGTCTGCTCTTGGCACAAAGCGGACAACCACGCTAGCTCTACCCTGTGCCACAAAATGTCAATTTGCATCTGAACTAATGCACTTTAATCTCGTCACTTCAATAAATACCGAACATCCCCCTGATAAAACGACAATATGCGCTGCATAACTTCGCTCTTCCGGCACTCGCGACAGATTATGTTTAGGCGACTGTCGTAGCGACGTATTTCTCCGTCAGGTAATGACCAGATAAGGTCCGGATCAACCACAACCGGTTTCTTCAGCTTTGCCCTAGATAGTTTTTTGCGGGCATTTTGCCAGTCCTTACGAGCCTGTTCAGACGGGAATAACCCGTAACCAGAGTTGTATACATCGCCACTGGCAACCAGCTCTCTGGCGAGAACGCTCATCAGATATCTTGTCGCACCTGTCTTGGCTTCCAGTTGCCGTAACGTCTCGCGCCCACTCCGGCGTACTAGTTCAACAACCTGCCCTTTAATTTTTTCCCGCTCTTCTTGTGTAAATACTTTTGCCATAAGCGCCTCCGGCAATCACTTTTCCGATACAACACGGCGGGAAGAATCAGTAATCTGTCGAACAATATCCCGGTGCTTGTTCAGCTCCCGCAGCGCGGCGCAGACTCGCTCCCACTTCTGGACATGATTTTTCGCCCGACGCAGTTCACGGTTTGCCATATGCAGCGATGGTAAAATCAGGTTATCCGCTTGCGTTTCAGTAAACGATGGCAACGACTGCACAATGTCCGCCACAGTTTCTGTTTTAATATCTTCCTGTGTTGCAGCTTCCTGTACTGGTAACGCAACACCGGCTAGCTGAGGAAAGGCTTTACCATCTGTTTCCGCTACCGATGCAGCTTTCGGCTCTGCTGGTAAATTACCGCCCGGCATGCAGTAACGAAATTTACCGTTCTGATTAACGCGAATCAGACGAGCTTTGCTGATTGCCATTGCCAGCGTTGAAGCCACTTTGCGGGATGTGGTACCGAACAACGTAGCCAGTTCATCCGCAGTTAGTGGACCACGTTGTTCAATCGTCGCAGTTAAATCGCTCTCTGAAATTTTCGCGACTGTTGCCGTGGTAGTTTCTTCCGGCAGTTCTGCCGGCGCTGGCTGTTCCTGCTGAACGTTGTTATCAGCCACACGCCAGGTGTACGCGCTTTTATCAACGAAACCAGCCTTTTTCAGTTCCCATAGTTCGTTCAGCACTTCTTCACGGCTGATATCAAGTCGCGCAGCAAGTTCTATGGATGTGGCTTTTCCCATTGCTTTCAGTGCGTCAAAAACAGTCTCCATTAAATTTTTCTCCCGGTAAAAATTACTTCGCAATTCCTGGCTGGACGACATTCGGACGCCAGCTCTCCCAGTTAAAATTCACCCATCGCCCGCCGTTCATGGTCATGCGATCCATAATCCTCTCGCCGAGCAATGTTTTCATGGCCTCATAATTCAGGTTTGTCAGCATCCCCACGCTGCGCATCGACGCTGTCCGGCGATCAACAATCTGGTGCAGCACCACCTGCTCGTTTTTTGTCTCGCGCTGAATGCCAATTTCATCAAGAACCAGCAGATCCACTTGGCACAGTTCCCGCAAAAATTTTTCGCCTGATTGCCCGTCGTCATAGCTGGCGTGTAGGGCACTCATGACATCAGCCACGGTAACCACAATCACTGTCTGGCCATCTTTCAGCAGGCGATTCCCGATAGCCGCCGCCAGATGGTTTTTTCCGGTACCAGGTTTTCCGCTGAACGCAAAATTTGTACACCCGGTCATCAGTTCATCAGCGATGGATTTCGCCTGACTCAACGCGTATCGCTGCCCTTCGTTCTGCACCTGGTAATTCGAAAACGAGCATTTGCGGTGCAATGGCTGGATGCCAGAGCGATTCAGAATTTTTTCCACCCGCAACTGACGATTCTGACGGTTGATCTCCTCACAACGTTTCTGGCCTTCGGAAAGTTGCCACTCGCGCCACTCCGCTACCGTTTTGAATGGGGCGGTTACATGTGGCGGGGCCAGTCTGCGGATACGTTCAAGAATGCCGCCTGCCGCAATATTTTTCATGGTCAGTTACCCCCTGAAGCCTGGCGGGATCGCACTATCCGGTAACGAGACGGTGTTAACCTGTCGGAGTAACGTCTCAGGTCGAACACCTTTTGGCGCGAACAAGCCCTGGTATTCATTGGCGATGCTGTGTCGAATCACCTGCTCAGGTGAAAAACCCTGCTGGCGGAATTTTTCCAGCTCCCGTATCGCCCCGTTAGCGCCCTGCTCCGTTCGAATCGGTTTTCGCAATGCCTGCCTGAACTGAACCCACTCATGCCAGAGTGTTTCCGGCAACCAGTCAGGCAGCTCGATAGCCTCCGGTTCGAATTTTTTAGACGCTCGTTTTTGGCGAGGGGGATTTAGGGGGAGATAAGTATTTATATCTTCCTCTTTCTCTTCCTCTGGTAACGCTTTTTGATCCGTTTTTGTAACGCTGGCAGCGTTACCTTTTCGTTTCAGTTCTCGTATTTTTGTTACTCTCTCGTTTGTAACCGCCCGTTTTTTAGAGCTTTTCCCGTTATGGCGCTCAAAGTTAGGAAGCGACAACACACCATTAGTTTCGACCAGCCATCCAACCTGAATTAACGCATCAGCAAAACCAGCCATAAAAGTGATGCGATCTATTGCACTTTTTGTAACGCCGCGAGCGTTACACTCTGCGTTACCGTCTATCATTTGTTGATCCGCCCATGCCCAGAAGCGAATGACTTTCCCTAATGCGGCATCTGGATCAATATTCAGAATCTCAGCAAGCCTGAATATTTCCGGCTTATCCGGCGTAATAACTTCGAGCTTTATCCAGTTTGAAGCCATTTGTTTTCACCTTGTAACGCTCGCAGCGTTACATTTAACTGATACCGAACAAAACAGTTCGGTACGATTAATTTCAATCAATGCACTACGACAGAATCGCTAGGAGAACCGCCGCCGCTGAAATGTGCTTTACGGTAAACGGCCTGGACTGCATCATCATGCGCATCAATTGCCGTACTCAGTGCATCCTGTGCCGCCAGTAATGCACGGCGTTCCAGGGTATCGAAGATGCAGAGTCGGTGACGCAGCTCGCGAGGAAGAATTGCCAGAACCGCAGGGATCAGTTTCTGAATTTTTTCCCTTTGCGCATTCGTTTCACCTTTCAACCAACGATGATAGATATTCTGCTGATTGTTCCAGTCCTTGCCTGGTACCAGGGGCAATTCGCCGCCCCCCTGGCGCAGATATTCTTCAGTAATTGCGTTAGCGACCCACGCCTGCCCTTTTTCGGCTGCCAGGGCTAACAACACTGATTCGATGTGCTCATGCTTGATTTTCATGAATCAACTCCCATCAGCTTTTTCGTAGTAGTTTTATTTCTGCCAATAGTTAAAATTGCATCGGCAGAAAATAATCCGTTTGATGCATGAGCGATTTTTTCAGCGTAATTTGTTTCGCCGGTATATTCTGTGCGAGGCAATTTTCCGTTATCCATCCATTTGTAGATTGCTCTTTGGCTGACACCACAAACGTCGGCCACAACAGAAACGCGAACAGTTTTGATTACATCTTCAAGTGTTTTCTGGTTCATATCATCCTCACAATGTGAACTTTGAGTACATGCCATAACAGAACTGACAGTACATTCAAGAGCGAATATCATTGAACTTATGGTTCATGAAGATAAAGCGCGTAAAGAGTTCGCCAGTAGGCTTGCGCTAGCCTGTGAAAACGCTGGTTATGAACAACATGGAAGGCAGGCAGAAATTGCCCGTCGAATGAAATTAACACCAAAAGCGGTTAGCAAATGGTTTAATGGTGAAACAATTCCTCGCCGAGAGAAATTAAGGGAATTAGCAACACTCATTGGAACAACACCAACCTATCTTTTGGGAGAGGATACAGAAGAAAGTGGACAGATACGTTTCTATCAGGAGTTAAATCCAAGACAAAAAATCATCATTGACCTTCTGGACGAGCTCCCTGACAGTGAGACAGATGAACTTTTAAAAACTCTTGAGGAGAAAAAACAGAAGTACAATGCAATTTACGAAGAGTTAGCACGAAAGAAAAAACAAAAAGCCTCTTAAATCAGCATAAATCCGGTAGCGTCCCCCTCCGGGTTTGTGCTTCACTTTATCCCGTCTCATTTTTTTATACATAAAATGTACTTAAAGTACTTTACAATGATGAACACAAAGTACATTATATACCTACCAACCCACCCCGCCCCACAGAACGCAGGGCAATACTTCGAGTTACCAGGCAGTGGTAAGGGGTTAAGTAGCCAGCCCGAGGCGTATGAACATGACGGCGGGATTCAAATTTTGCAGTGCAGCAGTTAGTTCCGCCACCCGGCGTTAAGGGGAGAGATAAGATGGTGCATTACGAAGTAGTTCAGTATTTGATGGATTGTTGCGGTATCACTTACAACCAGGCTGTGCAGGCTTTACGCAGCAACGACTGGGATCTCTGGCAGGCAGAAGTCGCTATACGTAGCAACAAGATGTGAGATTCGCAAAATGCAAAAAATCGACCTCGGCAACAACGAATCCCTGGTGTGCGGCGTGTTCCCCAACCAGGATGGAACGTTCACTGCCATGACGTATACCAAAAGCAAAACATTTAAAACCGAAACTGGTGCGCGCCGATGGTTGGAGAAGCACACAGTAAGCTAACGATTAAAACGTCTACTCCTGCTGTTCCAGAATAACTTCATAAAATGGGAGTATTTTTCGGTGACGAGATAATAAGAACAGTTTGCGCTATCACTCTGATGTTGAATGATGCCCTTCCGTTCTAATTTTTTCATAACCGGGTTACGGCAAGGAGAAGTGATAATAAGATTTCCTGTTTTAAGGAAATCTTTAAATACAGCGATTTCTTTCTCAGATAAACGAAGCAATACTCGTTGCTCTGGTAGTAATGAATAATGCTTTTGAATATGTGCTCGCAATCTTGAGAAGGAAATGGCGACCACGAAAGAAAAGGCAAAAACGATAATCTGAAAGAGCCAAGGTATTTCAGTATAAGCATTGAATGCGACAGTAAACTCTTTCGGTATCAGCCAGAGAGTGAGACCAAAAATGATAATCGTATACATAAGTCTTTCGAGTGGCTCGTTAGCAAAAAGTTTCAACAATGGAGTAAATACATCCAACATATCAATAACTCTCAACTGTAAGGGTATTGAAATGTTAACACAAGCTCTCGCTGTAGGGGTATAGCCGAGACCACCGAAGCCCGGAGGTGGTGAAATAAAACCGGGCACAACACGAAGGCGCATTTCCGATATCCATAAAGAGTCGGTCTTGTCTGTTAAATTTAAATGGTGGGAGTGCGCCTCCGGTTGTAAATAACGACATTGCTGTGTGTAGTCCTGGCGGCATCAGTTTTTTTCTTGAAGTTCGGCTGATGTCCGCCCTTTTTAAAGTGAATTTTGTGATGCGGTGAATGCGGCTAAGCGCACGTGGCACAGTTAAAAGTCATGTTAGTCCTTATTGGTTTGGGTGGGAAAGCCGACTGTAATTGTTAACTGGTTGCAGTCACCTGGAGGCACCAGGCACCGCATCAACAAAGTTCATTTGTAAAAATGGAGATAATTATGATTGCACATCACTTCGGAACTGATGAAATACCACGTCAGTGTGTGACTCCTGGCGATTATGTTCTTCATGAAGGCCGGACATATATTGCCTCGGCAAACAATATTAAAAAGCGAAAACTATATATTCGTAACCTGACCACAAAAACATGCATTACTGACCGCATGATTAAAGTCTTCCTCGGTCGTGATGGTTTACCTGTAAAGGCGGAGTCATGGTGATGACTAAGAAAATAAAATGTGCTTACCACCTTTGCAAAAAAGACGTTGAAGAAAGCAAAGCTATTGAAAGAATGCTTCACTTCATGCACGGGATTTTATCAAAAGACGAACCGAGAAAATATTGCAGTGAAGCTTGTGCCGAAAAAGACCAGATGGCACATGAACTTTAATTAATTGACTATTCGAAACTGAATTTATGCCAGAAATGGCAGGTATTCGCTCAACCTTAATTAAGGAGAAAAACATGATTACCAATTATGAAGCCACTGTTGTAACTACCGATGACATTGTTCACGAGGTGAATCTGGAAGGAAAGCGCATTGGCTACGTAATTAAAACAGAAAATAAAGAAACCCCATTCACTGTGGTTGATATCGATGGTCCATCAGGCAACGTAAAAACACTTGATGAAGGTGTCAAAAAAATGTGCCTGGTGCATATCGGAAAGAATCTGCCCGCAGAAAAAAAAGCCGAATTTCTGGCAACTCTAATTGCAATGAAATTAAAAGGTGAAATCTGAAAGAAATAGCCTGCGTATGGCGCAGGCTATGAACAGTGTGTATCCGGCAAGATCATTCACTGAACAAAACGAATTTTAATCTGAGTTGAGGTTAAAAAACAATGAGCACAAAACCACTCTTCCTGTTACGGAAAGCGAAAAAATCATCCAGTGAACCTGACGTCGTCCTGTGGGCAAGCAACGATTTTGAATCGACCTGTGCCACTCTGGACTACCTGATCGTTAAGTCAGGTAAAAAACTGAGCAGCTATTTTAAAGCTGTTGCCACGAATTTTCCTGTCGTTAATGACCTGCCCGCTGAAGGTGAGATCGATTTTACCTGGAGTGAACGCTATCAACTCAGCAAAGACTCCATGACATGGGAACTAAAACCGGGAGCAGCACCAGACAACGCTCACTATCAAGGCAATACCAACGTCAACGGCGAAGACATGACTGAGATTGAGGAGAATATGCTACTCCCAATTTCTGGCCAGGAACTGCCCATTCGTTGGCTTGCTCAACACGGCAGCGAAAAACCGGTAACGCACGTTTCACGCGACGGACTCCAGGCATTACACATTGCTCGGGCTGAAGAACTACCGGCTGTTACTGCCCTGGCTGTTTCCCACAAAACCAGCCTGCTCGACCCGCTGGAAATTCGCGAACTCCACAAACTGGTTCGTGACACTGACAAAGTTTTCCCTAATCCTGGTAATTCAAACCTGGGACTGATAACTGCTTTTTTCGAAGCATACCTGAACGCTGACTACACCGATCGAGGACTGCTGACAAAAGAGTGGATGAAGGGTAATCGTGTTTCACACATCACTCGCACGGCTTCCGGTGCTAATGCTGGCGGCGGAAACCTCACCGATCGCGGCGAAGGTTTCGTACACGATCTGACGTCACTGGCGCGCGACGTAGCCACTGGCGTACTGGCCCGTTCAATGGATCTGGACATCTATAACCTTCATCCGGCACACGCTAAACGCATTGAGGAAATTATCGCTGAAAATAAACCGCCCTTTTCTGTTTTCCGCGACAAATTCATCACCATGCCTGGCGGGCTGGATTATTCCCGCGCCATCGTGGTTGCGTCCGTAAAAGAAGCACCAATTGGGATCGAGGTCATCCCCGCGCACGTCACTGAATATCTGAACAAAGTACTGACTGAAACCGATCATGCCAACCCTGATCCGGAAATCGTGGATATTGCCTGCGGTCGCTCCTCTGCCCCGATGCCGCAGCGAGTAACAGAAGAAGGAAAACAGGATGATGAAGAAAAACCGCAACCATCTGGAACAACGGCAGTTGAACAGGGAGAGGCTGAAACAATGGAACCGGACGCAACTGAACATCATCAGGACACGCAGCCGCTGGATGCTCAGTCACAGGTAAATTCTGTTGATGCGAAATATCAGGAACTGCGGGCAGAACTCCATGAAGCCCGGAAAAACATTCCATCAAAAAATCCTGTCGATGACGATAAATTGCTTGCTGCATCACGTGGTGAATTTGTTGACGGAATTAGCGACCCGAACGATCCGAAATGGGTAAAGGGGATCCAGACTCGCGATTGTGTGTACCAGAACCAGCCAGAAACGGAAAAAACCAGCCCAGATATGAATCAACCTGAGCCAGTAGTGCAACAGGAACCGGAAATAGCCTGCAATGCCTGCGGCCAGACTGGCGGGGATAACTGCCCTGACTGTGGTGCGGTGATGGGCGACGCAACATACCAGGAAACATTCGATGAAGAGAGTCAGGTTGAAGCTAAGGAAAATGATCCGGAGGAAATGGAAGGCGCTGAACATCCGCACAATGAGAATGCTGGCAGCGATCCGCATCGCGATTGCAGTGATGAAACTGGCGAAGTCGCAGATCCCGTAATCGTAGAAGACATAGAGCCAGGTATTTATTACGGAATTTCGAATGAGAATTACCACGCGGGTCCCGGTATCAGTAAGTCTCAGCTCGATGACATTGCTGATACTCCGGCACTATATTTGTGGCGTAAAAATGCCCCCGTGGACACCACAAAGACAAAAACGCTCGATTTAGGAACTGCTTTCCACTGCCGGGTACTTGAACCGGAAGAATTCAGTAACCGCTTTATCGTAGCACCTGAATTTAACCGCCGTACAAACGCCGGAAAAGAAGAAGAGAAAGCGTTTCTGATGGAATGCGCAAGCACAGGAAAAACGGTTATCACTGCGGAAGAAGGCCGGAAAATTGAACTCATGTATCAAAGCGTTATGGCTTTGCCGCTGGGGCAATGGCTTGTTGAAAGCGCCGGACACGCTGAATCATCAATTTACTGGGAAGATCCTGAAACAGGAATTTTGTGTCGGTGCCGTCCGGACAAAATTATCCCTGAATTTCACTGGATCATGGACGTGAAAACTACGGCGGATATTCAACGATTCAAAACCGCTTATTACGACTACCGCTATCACG